CCGAACCGCAGCAAGCCAGAAGCGAACGGAGACCGGCCCGCGGTCGTCCCGCGCCAGCCAGCCGGTCGCCGGAGTCAGGCCACGGTGCCCAGGATCGTCCGGGTCGCCCCCAGCGGGCTGCGGGCTGCGCGTCCCGTCTGGCTCAGCTCGAGGGTTCCGCGGGACGTGCAGCCGCCGCTGGTCGTCATCCCGACGCTAGGGCCCCGCTACCTGACCTGGGGCCCGATCGTCGCCGACCATGCACTCCGGCGTATGGGGCTCCGGCTGACGCCCTGGGAGCGGTTCGCCGTCAGCCGGATCCTCGAGGTCGACCCGGCGACCATGCGGCTGCGGTTCCGCGAGATCCTGCTGTCCGTCGCTCGCCGATCGGGCAAGACGACGATCGTCCGGGCCCTGCTGGGCTGGCTGCTCGACGTCAGCCCGCTCTGGGAGCTGGGGCTGATCACCGCGCCGACGGAGGCTCAGGCGTACGGGACGCTGTGGGTGGAGCTCGCCGCGGACCTCGCCCCGCTGGGCATCACCGCGCAAGCGACCGGCGTCCGGGCCGGGATGGGCTACGACGACAGCTCCCGTCGGCTGTTCATGCTCAGCGGCCGACACGACGTCGCCCGCGGCCGGACGTTCGACGTCGTCGTCCTCGACGAGGCCCAGACGCCCGGCATCGACGGCGGGAGCTGGGCGGCGCTCGAGCCGACGACCCGGACCCGGCGGAACCCGCTGCTGGTCGCGACCGGGACGGCCGGGACGGAGCGGGCTGAGCTGTTCCGGGCGCTCTACGATCGGGCGATCCTCGCCGCGTCAAAGCCCGGCGACGACCCGCGGTTCGGGGCCCTCGTCTGGGAAGCGACGAGCGACGACGACGACGGGATCCTCGAAGCGAACCCGGGCGTCCGCGACGGGCTGCTCGAGCTCGACGTCCTGCGCTCGACCCGGCGCAGCCTGACGCCCGCGAGGTTCGCCGCGGAGACGCTGAACCGCTGGACGTTCGGGACCGACTACAGCTGGGCCCCGCCGGGAGCGTGGGACAGCTGCGCCGACCCGACGAGCTCCGCCCCGGCGGACGGCGTCCCGATGTTCGGCGTCGACGTCACTCCCAGCTGGACGCGGGCCAGCATCGCCGCGGCCGTCGTCGACGGCGAGCGCATCCAGCTCGAGCTCGCCCGGGACTACCCGACGGGCGAGCTCGAGCTGGGCGACGCCATCGTCGGCGACGTCCGTCAGCTGCTCGCCCGCTACCGCGGGAGCCGTGTCGGGTACGACGCCAGCTCGCCCATCAGCGCGGCGATGCGCGACCTGCAGACGGAGCTGGGCGCGACCCGGGTCGTCGAGCTGGGCGGACTCTCGTTCCGGGCCGCGTGCGCTGCGTTCCTGGGCCACGTCGTCGCCCGGACGATCCGCCATCGGGCGGACCCGGTCCTCGACAGCGCGGCCCGGCTGGCTGCACGGAGCGAGGACGCCGAAGCGTGGCGGTTCGTCCGTCGACGATCGGCCGGGCATATCGACGCCCTCGTCGCGGCGACCGTCGCCGTGTCGCTCGCCGACCGTCCTGTGACGCCGCGGCCCCGGATCCGGTAGGGGACTGCACGATGGGTGCAGAAACAGGGCCGGAAACGGGGCGCCGGCGCGTCGAGTTTCTGCATGGTTGACACCATTCACAGCTCGCCCGAACCGTGTCACACTTTCTACCACGGGCCAGCACGAAGCGGGCCCCCAGGGTTCTGGGAGAAACGAAGTGACGAACAAGGCAAAGTGCACCAGCCAGACGGCCGACTGGTCGACCTGCGAGAACACCGCGACCCGGCCCGACGGGCTGTGCGGGGTCCACGGCCGCATGGCTGACCGCAACCGTGCGGCCCTCCGGGTGGACCCGCCCGTGTGCCGGGTCCGCCAGTACAACGGGCTGACCTGCCGTCGCGACGCCGTCGAGGTCGTCGAGGGCCGCGGCTACTGCACCCGACACCTGGGGCTGGGCTACGAGCTCCGGGCCCAGCTTCGCGAGGACGCGGCCCTGTTGGCTAGCCTCGAGCCCGCGGAGCTCGACGCCTACGAGCTCGCCGGAGAGCACGCGGCGACCGGCGGGCGACACTTCGGCCGGGGCCCGGTCGCCAGCTGTCCCAGCTGTCCGGTCGTCCCGGCCCCGGTCGACCTGGGCGATCTCGTCCTGACGCCCCGCGGCGAGCCCGCGAAGGTCGTCCATCTCTACAGCTCCGGGGGCGAGCGGCACGCCTTCGTCAAGCGGGAGATCGACGGCCGCTCGATCGCGTTCGCCGTCTCGTCGCTCCGGCCGCTCGATCGCGAGGCCGTCGCCCGCTCTGCGGCGTGGGCCCAGGTTGACCGGGCGTTTGGGATCGTCGACCCGCTGTGTCGCCGGGACGACCGGGCCCTCGAGCTGTGCGTCAATCACGGCGGTCGCTTCGTCGACGGGCCCCGCTGCGACAAGCTCGAGCGGACGGCCGACGAGGACGGGATGCCGGTCGTCGGTTCGATCGGCGACCGCGGGCTCGTCTGATGACGACGACGACGATCCGCTGGGTCGACGGCCGCTGGGTCGTCACCCGGGACGGTGAGCTCGTCCGCCGCTGCGCTGTCTGTGGCGACGAGCTCTCCGGGCGTCGCCCCCAGACGCGCACCTGCGGCCCGCGATGCCGCCAGCAGCTGCACCGCCACAATCGCCCCCAGGGGCTCTAGGATCGCCCAGGACGGGCGATCGTTCCCCCGGCGACCGTTCGCTCAGCGCCCCCAGACGATGACCGTCTGGGGGCGTTCTGTGTGGACAGAACCTGACGTCGACGTCGACGAGCTCCGGGTCGACACTGTCGGGCGATGGGCGTCTGGGACTGGCTGTTCGGAACGAGCACGGAGCTGCAGGTCGCCGGGCCCCTCGAGCCACCCTACCCATCGGTGCAGCAGGTCGTCGACGCCTACGTCGCGGCCCGCATGGCCGCGGGGCCCTCGACCCTCCCGGCCGTCGAGCGCGGCGTGCAGCTGCTGGCGTCGGCCGTCGCCCAGCTCGTCCCGGTGGCGTTCGTCAACGGCGTCCCGGCGGAGCGGCCCCCGGCGATCGTCGACCGGCCGGACCCCTGGTCGACCCGCTATGCGTTCCTCGAGACGACCGTCCGGAGCATGGTCGAGACGGGCGACGCCTACTGGTTCCTGTTCGACGAGGATCCGGACCCCAGCTCCGGCCGTCGGCCGCGTCATGCGCGGGTCGTCCCGTCGAGCGAGGTCGCCGTCAGCTGGGACGACAAGCGGTTCCTGCCGCAATACGACTGGCGCGGTCGCCGGATGCGGCCGGGCGTCGACTTCGTGCATATCCCGCTCGCCCCGCGGGCTGGCGAGCTGCACGGGCGATCGCCGCTGCTCGAGTGTGCGACCGCGCTGGCGACGATTCAGGCTCAGGAGCTCTACGCCGCTGGCTGGTTCGGGGGCTCCGGCATCCCGTCCGGGACGCTGACGTCGCCGACGGAGCTCGACGACCGCGAAGCGGACGCCCTCAAATCGGCATGGCTGCAAGCCCACGCGGGCCCCGTCCCGACGCCCGCGGTACTGTCCGGCGGGATCACCTGGGCGGCTGAAGCGGTCGACCCGGAGCGCAGCCAGCTGACCGCCAGCCGGGAGCACGGCGTCGCGACCGTCGCCCGGCTGCTGGGCATCCCGGCCCCGCTGCTGCTGGTCGCCGTCAGCTCGAGCAGCATCACCTACGCCAACGTCAGCCAGCTCTATGCGGAGCTGCACCGCAGCACCGTCATTCCGCTGTACCTCGCCCCGATCGAGGCCGCATGGTCGGATCTCGTCGCCCGGACGACGACCGTACGGTTCGACCTTGCTGAGCTGAACCGGCTCGACGTCGAGGCCCGCTGGGGCGTGTACGAGGTCGCTCAGCGGCTGGGCGTCGCGACGGCCGACGACATCGCCCGCCGCGAAGGGCTCGCCGCTGACCGCTCGTCCAACGCCCTGACGCCGACGCCGTCGCCGCTCGTCCCGCCGAATCCCCCGGAGGTTCCCGTCGTATGAACGAGCTGCACCGCGAGCTGCAAGACGCCCTCGAGCTCCGCCATGACGAGCCCGGGACGTCGCCCGACGACCCGAACCGCGGCCGCACCGTCCGGCTGCGGCTGGTCCCCTGGGGCGTCGTCGCCCCGGACGTCCCGCTCGAGCGCGGCCAGCGCGGGCCGGAGACGTTCGTCCGGGGCGCGTTTGACGGCGTCGACCCGGCCCGGGTGACGATCGAATCGGGGGCCCACGGGGGCCCGCTCGTCGGCCGCGGGACGCAGCTCGAGCAGCTCGACGACGCGGCCTACCTCGACGCCGTCATCGCCCGGACGACGGCCGGTGACGAGCTCCTCGAGCTGTCGCGGGCCGGAGTCTACGGCGACGTCAGCGTCGCTTTCGCAGCTGGGCCCGGGACGATCGGGCGTCGACGCCGCGACGGCGTCACAGAACGGACGAGGGCGGATCTCCGCCGCGTCGCCATCCTCGAGCGCGGTGCCTACGCTGGCGCGCAGCTCGTCCATATCCGCGAGGAGAGCACCGTGACAGAGCAGCCCGTCCCGACGATCGAGGAGATCGCGAACACCGTCCGTGGCATCGTCGCCGACGCCATCCCGGCCCCGGTCGTCAGCATCCCGGCCCCGGAGACGCCCGTCGACGTCCTGCTCCGGGCGAGCTCGTTCGCCGACCTGTACCAGCGCGTCATGGACGGCGACGACGAGCTCCTGCGGGCCCTCGCCGACGAAGTGACGACGGACGTCCCGTCGATCGTCCGCCCCGGCTGGCTGAACGACGTCATCGGGATCCTCCCGGCCGTCCGGCCGATCGTGTCGGCATTCGGCCGCGACCCGCTTCCGCCGGACGGCATGAGCGTCAACTGGCCCACGTTCGCCGGGCTCGCCGACAACCCGGCCCTGCGGGTCGCGGTGCAAGCGACGCAGAAGGCGGAGATCGTCAGCGCGAAGGTCGTCCTGGGCCAGGGCACGTCGGCAATCGCCACCTATGCAGGTGGGCTCGACGTCAGCTGGCAGACGCTGAAGCGGTCGAATCCCGCGTTCATGGCGATCGCCCTCCGGATCCTGACGACCGCATGGGCCAGCGTCACGGACAAGGCATTCGGCGTCGCCCTCGAGGCTGCGGCGACCGGGACCGGGGCGTTCCCGGCGACGCCCGACGCGGGCGACGTCCATCGGACCCTCGTCGCGGCATCGGCCGCGGTCGACGATGCGACCGGGTCGCCCGCGACGTTCGTCCTCGCCGGGTCGTCGACCTGGCTGGGGATCGCCGGGATCGACGGGCTGTTTCCCGCCGGTCAGCCGGGCCCCGTCGTCGGGGGCGTCGACGCCGCGGGGCTGACGCTGCGCGTCAGCGGGCTCCCGATCATCCGGGCGAAGAACCTCAGCGCGACGGCTTGCATCGTGTCCAACGGGCTCGCCGCGAGCTGGCTCGAGGACGGGATGTTCACGGCGCAGCAGGACGTCGTCGCGAAGCTGGGTACGGACGTCGCCGTCTGGTCGTTGGGCGCGTCCGCGGTGTTCGTCCCGTCCGGGATCGTCGAGCTGACGGCCGCACCGGTCGCCCTCGCCGCGTCGAGCTCCGGCAAGTCGAAGTAGGGCCCGCATGGTCGACCCGATCGTGCTCCCGACGTTCACGTCGGACGTCACGGCTGACGAGCTCGCCCGGGCCCTGGGGATCGCCATTCCCACGGGCCCGGGTGCGGTCGCCGACCGGCTGGCGATCGCCGTCCTGACGGGCGAGCACGCCGTAGGGTTCTACACCGGGCGACACCTCCCGGAGGACTGGCCGGACCCGTTCCCACCGGGCCCGCATATCGCGATCCTGCAGATCGCCGTCCGGGTCTATCGGGCGAGCGACGTCACGTTCGGGATCCTGCAGACGGAGCTGGGCACGGCGTATACGGGCCGATGGGTGACGCCGGAGGTCGCCGTCGGGCTGCTGGGCCAGCGGGCGACCTGGGGGATCGCATGACGGACCCGCGGCCGTGGCGGGCGATCCTCGCCCGGCTGCAGCTCGTCCCGGAGCTCGTCGACCTGGGCGCGACGCTGGCGTCGGCATGGGTTGCGAACCTCGCCGTCCCGGCGATCCTCGTCGTACCAGCTCGCCGGGTCGAGCTCGTCGGGTCGAGCGTCCGCTGGGAGCTCGCGCTGCAGGTCGTCGTCCCGCTACAGGCCGACGACGACGAGCAGCTGCACCACCTTCTCGAGGTCGCGCTGGCTGCACTCCCGCCGGGCGTCATCCGCGGCGACACCACCTACGGCCAGGACGACCGGGCCGGGGCTAGTTACGTCGTCTCGACGACGACTCTGAACGTCTGAAGGAGGCCCCGATGGCAGTCTCGCTCTACGGCCAGCCGCACCTGGTCTACACCGCGGACGGCGGGACGCCGACGCCCGTCGACCTGTCCGGGATCGTCCGGCCGGGCGTCACGTTCGACTCGCCGATCGAGACGGTCGAGGATCCCGTCCTGAGCGACCCGGCCCGCAGCCGGACCCGGGCCGGAGCTGCGACCGTGGCGTTCACGCTCGTCGTCAGTGACGACTGGCTGACGTCGGTCGAGGCCCTGCTGGGCACCAGCGGCCAGCTCGTCGCGACCGTCCCGGATGCGACCGGGGCCGGGTTCTCAGCTGACGTCAGCTGGCCCGCGGCCTATCCCGTGGCGTTCACGGAGGAGGGTTTCGTCGAGGTCGAAATGGTCCTGGGCGCTGGCAACATCCAGCACGTCGCCGCGACGCCCTAGGACGTGTCAGGCCCCGTCGTCAAGGTCGAAGGGGCCCAGGAGCTCAGCCGGTCGTTCCGGGCCGCTGGTGGGACCGTCAAGGAGCTCTCAGGGGCCTACCGGGAGGTCGCCCGCTCGCTCGTCCCGCCAGCGCAGCGGGAGGCCCCGCGGGGCCCGACGGGGCGGCTGGCCGCGTCGACGAAGGGCCGGGGCCAGCGGACCCGGGCGATCCTGACCGCGGGCTCGAGGGCCGTCCCGTACGCCGGGCCCATCCACTTCGGCAACCCGACGCCGAAGACATACCCAGCGCACAAGGCGGAGCCGAAGCGGTCGACCGGGACGCTGGGCCGGATCCGGCCGAACCCGTGGCTGTACCGGACGGCCGACCATCGCCGCGACGAGGTCGCGAAGGCATTCGAGGACAACGTGGGAACCGTGCTTCGTCGGTACGGGCTGGCCCCGCGGATCTAGCCCAGGAGGCGTCATGGACAAGCTCAGGATCGACAAGACGATCGTCGGCCAGCTGACGGTAGGGGAGCTCGAGCTGCTCGAGGAGCGCACCGCTCGCCCGCTGTCGCGGCTGTTCGACGACGACGCCCCGCGGGGCGTCCTGCTGCACGCGCTGGCGTTCATCCAGCTCCGGCGCGACGACCCGTCGACGACCTGGGAGGCTGCGGCCGACGTCGTCGTCGAGCTCGAGGGCCTCGACGAGGAGGTCGGCACGACCGCGGAGGGCCCTACGCTCGTTGGCCGCGAGAGGCAAGCAGGATGACCTACGACCTGAGTCTGGGGCTCAGCTGGCCCCCGTCGGTCGTCCGTCAGCTGACGATCGCCGACCTGCAGGGGCTGGCTCGAGCTGCCGACCGTCGGGAGCGGCGTAGCAAGCGGAAGGGGCGTCGGTAGGTGGCTGGCCGCAAGCCCGCGGTTAACGTCGTCATCGCGGGCGACACGAAGGATCTCGACAAGGCCCTGAAGCACAGCGCGGGCTCCATGAGCTCCTTCGGCAAGACGGCCGCGGGCGTGTTCGGGGGACTCGCGATCGCGAAGGGCATCGGGCTCGCCGTCGACGGCATTCAGGCCCTAGGCAACTTCGCCCTGGGCGGCGTCGAGAAGCTCGACGCCCTGGGCGACGCCACAGCTCGTCTCGACACGCTGGCGAAGGGGCTGGGCAAGACGGCGACGGCCGCGGACCTGTCACGGTTCGGCGTCGACAAGGGCGAACAGGCGGACTCCGCCCTCGCGATCGCGAAGACCGGCAAGGCCCTGGGGCTGACCGGCAAGCAGGTGGCGAAGATCACCCCGAACCTGCAGGAGATGGCCGCACAGCTGGCGTCGCTGGGCGACGGCGACCCGGTCAAGCAGGCGGAGCTGCTGGCGAAGGCCCTGGGTGGCAATGCGAAGGCCGCGAAGCAGCTGGGCGTCGCCCTCCCGAAGGGTGCGACCGGGATACAGGCCTACAAGGCCCTCATGGCGTCGCTCGCGCCACAGCTCGACAAGGCTACGGCCGGTCAGGCGTCACTGGCGGACGTGGGCGAGCGATGGGACGCCACGCTGGCGAACCTGCAGCTGCAGCTGGCCGGGTTCCTCGAGAAGCTGGCCCCGGTCGTCAGCTCCCTCCTCGACGCCCTGCTCCCGGCCCTGCAGCGGCTGGTCGACGACGTCGGGCCCCAGGTCGCGGACTTCTTCGCCGGGCTGTCAGCGGCCGTGCAGTCGTTCCTCGAGGGCGGAGGAGCCCAGACGATCGCGGGCGTGTTCGGGACGATCGCCGACACGCTGGGCAAGGTCGCGACCTTCGTCGCCGACTTCGTCGTCCCGGCCCTGCTCGAGCTCGCCGCGGCCATCGGCAAGGAGGTCGGCCCGCTGGTCGAGAAGTTGGCCGCGGTGTTCGACGACCTGCTCCCGGTCCTCGAGCGCGTCTGGGGCTTCATCGGCGACGTCGTCGTCCCGCTGCTGGTGCAGTACGTCGTCCCGTTCATCGCGAAGCTGCTCGACATCGTCCTGACGCTGTCGGGGGCGTTCCTGAAGCAGCTGGGCCCCGCGATCGACAAGCTCGCCGACGACTTCGAGAACCTGCTCGACTTCCTGAAGCCCGTGTTTGACTGGCTGAGCTCGATCGCCGACATCGCCGGGAGCGTCATCGGCCAGCTAGGCAACATCCATATTCCCGGGATCAACGCGGCGACGAGCTCGACGGGGCCCTCGACGATGGCCGCTCCCGTCAGCGTCACGATCAACGCGGGCGTGGGCGACCCGGTCGCCATCGGGAAGGTCGTCGCCCGCGTCCTGGGCTCCTACCAGCTCCGGGGCGGGAGCGTCGCCGGGTGAGCGTCTGGTCCGGCGGCTGGCAGTGGGAGCCGTCCGGCGACGAGACGGCGACGTCGCTCTGGGGCGGTGTCGACGCGGGCGTCGGCTGGCCGGACATCGTCGTCGACGGGATCCGGGTCGAGGACCGCTGCACCGGGGCGAGCTGGTCGACCGGCCGGAGCTGGTGGCTGGCGGATCCTGAGCCCGGAGCGGCGACCGTCGAGCTGCAGGGCACGCTGGCGGGCGAGCTCGCCGGGGCGACCGTCGGCGACGAGCTGCGAATCGAGGCCCCGCCGGTCGGCGTCATGTGGCGCGGCTGGATCGACAGCATCGTCGAGACGACCATCCCCCAGGACGGAGAGCTCGCCCAGGGGCTGACGATTCAGGCGTCCGACGCCATGTCGCGGATCCTGTCGGTCGAGCTCTACAGCTCGCTCGTCCTCGCCGCGGCGACCCTCGACCGGCGGCTGGTCGAGCTGGCGACGGCCGCGGGCGTCCCGGCCCCGCATATCGTCAACATTCTGCCGACGGCCGGGACGCTGCCCGCGCTCGCCGCAGTGACACTCGCCGGGTCGACGGCGACGCCGCTGAAGCTCGCCGACCATCTCGCCAACTGCGAGAAGGCGTCGAATGCGATCATCGCCGTCGCCCGCGACGGGAGCTGGCTGGTGATGCCACGGGCCCGCGTCCTGACGACGCCCCACGTCGTCGACCTCGACGGGACGAGCGACCTGAATGAGCTGCACCGGGCCGTCGCGACGCCGGAGCGGGTCCGGAACGTGTTCACGATCGCCGGAGCTGCGACGACCATCCCGACGAGCGTCGCGAAGTACGGCCGTCGCGGGTTCGACGTCCCGGCCGGGATCTCGACGACAGCTCCGCCCTACGCTCCGGAGACGCTGGCCGCGCTGGCGGAGCCCCTCCCGTTCGCGACCGGGATCATCCCGGTCGCCAGCCGGACGGCCGCGGCCGTCGCCCTCGAACTGTTCGACTGGTGCCGCGTCTCGACCCGTCCGGCCGACGAGCTCTACCAGCTGCTGTCGGCGAGCTGGCGAGCGGATCCCGGGAGCTGGGAGCTGGGCGTCGAGCTCGACCGCACCCAGGTCAGCATCGCCGCGCCCCCGATCGACCCGGACCCGCCGAACCCGACGCCCCCGACGACCGCGACCGTCACGGACACCTTCATCTGCGACCGGACGGCGTACGTCGTCAAGTCGCCCGGTGGCACGAACCTGGGCAACGGGGCGAGCGTCGACGTCCTCGTCGGGCTGCTCGCCGACGGCAACCTCGCCCGCGGGCTGGTGCGGTTCGCCCTCCCGTGGCGAGGCAAGGTCGTCAGCGTCAGCTCCGCGAAGCTGCGGCTGCGGGGCGGACAGACGACCTGCATGAGCTACGGCGGGTCGCCCTCGACCCGGATCTCGAGGGCGACGTCGAGCTGGTCGCCCGGGACGTTCGCGACCCGCTGCTCGTTCAGCGGATCCAACGCCGTCGTGTACCCAGGGCCGTCGGCGACGACGACCGCGGCCGTCGTCAAGGCCGGGCCGACGGCGGAGGGCCAGCTGTTCGAAGCTGGGATCGTCGACATCGTTCGGGCGTGGGCCAGCGGGTCGCCGAATCACGGGCTGCAGCTGCGCGGGGCGTCGGAGTCGACGACGAACGATCGCGCTGTCTACTGGTCGAAGTCGGCCGGATCATCGGGCGACCGGCCTACGCTGGTCGTCACCTACACCTATGAGGTTCCGTAGCTATGCCGAACACCGCTGTCGTCGAGCCCCAGCCCGGCGACGAGATCACGTCTGCATGGGGGATCTCCGTCGCGGAGGGCATGAACGGGATTCAGGCCGGGACGGCGAACGTCACGCTGACGGCCGCGAACAACGGGTCGACGCCGATTACGTTTCCGCGGCCCTACGCATCGCCCCCGATCGTCGTCGTCGCCTACAGCGGGACGAACCTGCTGTTCATCGCCGCGGTGCACAGCGTCACGACGACCGGCTGCGTGCTCGTCATGTCGACGAAGACGGCCGCGAACACGACCGACACCCGGGCCGTCAACTGGCTCGCGATGGGCGTCCCGGCATAGACCGATGGACCGGACGACCGCTCGCCGCGTGCTCTGCATCGCCGCCCTGATCATCACCGTCGCCGCGTACGCCGGGACCGGGCTCCCGCTCGCCCTGGGCGTCGGGCTGCTGTGCATCGCCGCCCTGCTGTGAGACTGCACCGGATCCCGTGGCTGCGCTGGCTCGTCGAGCTCTACTGGCGGTCGCGGGAGCGGGACGTCGACGACGTCCGGGTCGCGGAGACGAAGGGGCCCCCGTCGTACAAGCGGGGCAAGGTCGCCGGGCTGACGCCCGCGCTCGAGGTCATGACGGAGACGACCGAATCGCCGTTCGTCTGCTGCGGCTACTGCTCCGCCGGGATGGCGTGCTGGACGGCGAAGCAGGGGCTGGGCCCGAAGATGGCCGCGACAGCTCACCCGATCCGGTCCCAGGGCGGACGGCCGCACGACAACGGCTCGAGGGCGTCGGAGCTCCGGGACGGGGCCTCGAGGGCCCACGGCGTCAAGCTCCGGCCGCTGGCGGTCGACGAGATCCGCGACGTCCTGCGCGACGGGTTCGCCGTCGTCGTCAACCTCGACTACGCCGACCTGCCGGACTGGCTCAGGGTGCAGGGCGGATCGTTCGGCCACAGCTGCACGCTGTACGGGATCCGCGACGAGCTCGTCGGGTTCTACGACCCGCTCTGGCCCCAGGGCGCGAGCGGCGCGTGGGCGACCTGGGACGAGATCCGGCCCGCGCTGTGGGCCGACGGAGAGCACAGCGGGACGACGACCCGCTGGGGCACGGCTCCGGCTCCGCCACCTGGGCCGGGGCCGGAGCCGTCGCCCGTCGACGACTGCGACGAGCTGAGCCCGGAGCAGCTCGCGAGGCTCGAGCTCGACGCGTACGAGCTCGCCGTCCGCCAGCGCGACGCCAGCTGGCGGTACGTGTACGCCGTCCCGCAGCCCCGGCTGTTCTCGAGCTGGGCCCCGACGAGCTCGCCCGTCGAGGGCTCGACCCGCTGGTCGACCTTCGCCCGCTTCGGGCCGGAGGTCGAGGCCGGGACGTGGAACGGGCCCGACGCCGCGTGGGATCGTCACAGCTGGCGCTGACGCCGTAGACTGTTGGGCCCGCGGCTGTCGCGCCAGAACCCGACGGCCGCGGACTACTCTCAGGTTCTGGAGGTTCTGGGAGTACGTGCCTTGTCTAGGCTGTCATGGGGCCACGCGCCCGACGAGCTCCGCTGGGGCGAGCTCAGCTGGGCCGACCGGGCCCGGGTCGTCGGAGTCGTCGTCACGCTTCTCTGCATCGCCCTCGCCGGATCCGTCGGGGGCCCGTCATGAGGGCGCTCGAGGTCGACCGGGCTGTCGTCGATCCGGTCGCCGTCGGGGCGTCGGAGGTCGGGGCCATGATGGGCTGCGACCCGTGGACGACGCCGCTGCAGCTGTACCGTCGCAAGCGCGGGTTGGACCCGGACCGGCCCGACAGCGCGGCGATGGCCCTGGGGCGGGCCCTCGAGGGCCCCGTCGTCGACATGGTGCGGGAGCTGCTCCCGCTGCGGATCCGCCGCAACGGCCGGACGTTCGCCCACGTCAGCTCGCCGCTGTTCGCGACGCCCGACGCCTTCGTCGCCCGGGACCGGCTGCTCGAGGTGAAGGTCGTCGGGCTCCGCGGAGCTGCTGACTGGAACGACGACCTGCCGTGTCGGGTGAAGCTGCAAGCGCAAGCCCAGCTCGCCGTGACACAGCGCGAAGCGTGCTACGTCGCGGCCCTCATCGGGACGGAGCTCCGGCTGACGCTCGTCGAGCGCGACCCGTTCGCGCAGCTCGAGATCCTCGAGACGGCCGAACGGTTCGTCGACCGTCACCTGCAGCAGGGCGTCCCGCCGGACCCGCTGACCTGGGAGGAGCGGTGGGCTGACCTGCTCGACGCTGAGCTCGAGGGCGAGCTGCTGCTGGCCGGGGGCCCCGCCCAGACGTGGGGCGACCGGCTGCTCGAGATCCGCCAGACGACGCGCCAGCTCGAGGACGAGGAGCGCCAGCTGCGCCTCGAGCTGCTCGAGCTGCTGAGCGCGGCCGGGGGCGAGAAGCTGCTGGGCTCCGGCTGGGTGGCGACGATCGCCGACCGGGCCGGGTCCGTCGACTGGCGAGCCGTCGCCGCGGAGCTCGACCCGGACCCGGAGCTCGTCGCCCGGCACCGCGGGTCGTCGTCCCGCACCTTCACGCTGAGGAGCTCCCGCCGTGACAGCTGACGCCATCGTCGTCGTCGACCCCATCCAGCGGGCCCGGATGCAGGGCGACGCCCGGCCCCTGGGCCCCGGCGACCGGGTCGCCCTCCTCCGCCAGCTCGTCGACGAGGCCGCACTGGCGTGGGGCGCGAGCCCGCCGCTGATCCTCATTACCGCGGAGGGCGGGCGTCTCGTCCCGTATCTCACGAAGTCGGGGGCCGACGCCCTCGCCGCGGGCCGGGGCGCGTCAATCACCGGGATCGAGGTCGTCGACCGGGTCGCCCGGCGGACGATCGACGTCGTCGCGACCGCGGCGATGCCGGACGGCCGGACGAACGTCGACACCGGGAGCTGCGAGTACGACCCGAAGGTCGCGAAGTCGTACGGCCGGGCCCGCATGGTCGCGACGACCCGGGCCCGTCGCCGCGTCATCCTGGGGCTGCTGGGCTCCGGGTTCTCGTGGATCGAGCAGGGCGAGCAGCTCGCCGGGCTCGAGGATCCTGAGCTGTGACGGGGCCGGAGCTCGAAGCTGCGTACGGGCTGGGCGTCGGGACGCAGCTCCGGCTGTTCACCGTCCCGGAGCTGCAAGCCCAGCTCGACGAGATGACGCGGGAGCTGTCGACGATCCGCGAGCTCCTCGAGCTCCTCGTCGACTGGGCCGGGGCCCGCGACCGGAAGGTCGACGACGACCCGCTGGAGTCGAACCTGTGACGCGCTACGTCGGGACGGGCGAGGGCGTCTGGCTGGGCGATGGGCACTGGTACGCCTACCGGCCGTCCGACGCCGACCGGGCCCTCGCCCGGGAGCTGGGCGAAGCGACGGCGAAGCGGGTCGAGCACGATCGCCGCAAGCGGACGGGCTACGGGGCGACGAGCGAGGTCAGGGCCAGCTGGTACGTGTCCGGGTTCCTGGGCGAGGTCGCCGCGCTGCATCCCGTCCCGACGGGCCCGAACCTCGACGCATGGAACGGCCGGGGCTGGTTCGGGGCCCCTGACTTCGGCCGTCTCGAGGTCAGGACGACGTCGCACTGGCAGCTGTACGGGTTCGCCCTCCGGCCGGGCGTGCACTCCGGGCTGGGCGGCTGGCGCGTCACGGCGAAGGACGCGGGGCGGATCCTCGTCTGCGTGCAAGAGCGCGAGGACGACTACCTCGTCATGGGCTATCGGGAGGTCGACGACCTCCCCCAGCTCGCCGAACCGCTGGGCCCGATCATCGCCATCGTCGAGCCCCCGGAGCTGCGGTCGACCTGGGAGCTCTATCACCCGGAAGGGGTGACGCTGTGAGGCCCCAGGGGTTCGGCCGGACGGCCGACGTCGCCGTCGACCTGCTCGTCGACGACCGGCTGCTCGACGCCGTCGAGCTCGTCGGACCGCGAGCCCTCACGGGCTACCTCGCCGTCGTCACGACGAGCTGGGCCCGGGGCGAGCGGGTGACGCTGCAGACGGCCGCTCGACGGCTCCCGGCCGTCTGGGCCCTGGGCGACGTCGACGAGCTCGACGAGGCCCTGCAGCGCGTCGGGCTGCTCGACGCCGACAGCCGCATCCCGGAGCTGACCTGGGCGAGCTGGTACGGGCCCGCGGAGGCCCGTCTGGCGCAAGCCCGCGAGGCCGGGTCTAGGGGTGGCAAGCGGGCCCAGGACAAGCTGCGCTCGACCGACGCCGCAAGCGACGCTCGAGCGGTCGCTCGAGCGACCGCTCGAGCGACCGCTCAACCCTACCTACCTACCGACCTACCTACCGACAGACCGACCGACGCCGCTCCTAGCGGAGCGTCGGTCGGGCTGTCGCCCTCCGCCCCGCGCGACCCTGACGGGCCGGGGCGTCGGTCGAGCCCGACGAACGGCCGACCGTCCGGGCCGACGAAGGCGGAGGATCCCGACACCCGGACGTTCCGGGAGAAGCTGGCCGCAGCTGGCTACCCTGGGCCCGATGGCGGTCGCTACCCTGGGCCCGATGGCTGAGCACCTGACGGTCCGCCAGCTGACCATCGTCCGGGCCTACCTCGAGGAGGGGTCGACGAAGGGCGCAGCGCGCCAGCTGGGGCTGCAGCCGACGACCGTCTCGACGACGCTGGCTCGAGCTCGAGCGGTCGAGCGGGTCGACACGACGTCGCAGCTGGTCAGGATCCTCGTCCGTCGAGGCGAGCTGTGAGGCTTGCGTGTCCCGGCTGCGGGCGTCACGCGCATGGCGGTCCGCCCTGCTGCCGCTGGTGTCGTCACCCGGCGAAGCGGTGCGACCTGTGAGCTGGGGCGGTCGACGAGCTGCGCGGCTGCGGGCCCAGGTCATCGCCCGGGACGGGGGCGTCTGCCACCTGTGCGGCCGCGTCGGGGCGACGAGCGTCGACCATCTCCTCCCCCGTGCAGCCGGTGGTGGTGACGGGCTCGAGAACCTCGCCGCGGCGCACGTCAGCTGCAACAGCTCGAGAGGGACGCGGCCCGTGCTGCGATCCAACCCGTCGAGACGTTGGTGAGCTCGAGGGCGGTTCTTTAGTGACTGCCGGGACACA